AGAAAATGGTAGACCTTAAACCTAAGGCGGAAAAAATCACAGACGAACAGTTCAAAAACATACAGTCTGTAGTAAACACTATTAATAGAATACAATTAGATCTTGGTCAGTTGGAAAGTAGAAAGCACAGAGCGTTGCACGATGTAATTTCTTTGCAAGACAAGCTTGTTGTTATACAAAAAGAACTTCAAGAAGAATATGGTACATTCGATTTAGATATTCAGACTGGCAAGATAAATTACAAAGAAGATGGCGAAACTGATAAGGAAGATTAGTGTCGGCAAAGATTATAAAAATGACGCCATGCACTATGCTGTAGGGCAAGAAGTGTATGGCGGTCATACTATTTGCGACATTATAGAAGAAGAAGATAAGTTTTCTATTTATATTAGAAAAAATAAAGATGTACTGCCTTGGAAAGACTTTAATAAAAACATGGCGGTATCAGTAGAATATAATCTGGAATACTAATGAAAGCGCCTTTTGATTTTGTTATAGAACCAAAAGGTAGTAGATATAGTAACGTAAAAAAAGTTGGTGAATCAGAGTTAATATTAAACACTGAAATATTTAATCATGAGTTTGTTAATAGACAAGCTATAGTTAAATCAACACCAACTGCTTACAATACTATTATACAGCCTAACGATACTGTTATAGTTCACCACAACGTGTTTAGAAGATGGCACGACATGAAGGGTAGAGAAAAGAATAGTAGAAGTTATTTTGATGAAAACACTTATCTAGTGAAAGAAGATCAAATATATCTTTATAAAAGAGCTGATAAGTGGAAATGCCCTAAAGGCTTTTGCTTTGTTCAACCTTTAAAAAACAAAGACATGTTTAGCCAAGAAGAAGAACAACCGTTAATTGGTATTGTTAAATATACTGACGGAACTGTAGACGTAGGAGACCTCGTAGGCTTTACACCTAATAGTGAATATGAGTTTGTTTTTGAAGGTAAAAGGCTTTATAGAGTGTACTCTAAATTTATTACAATTAAATATGAATATAAAGGAAACGAAGAAGAGTATAATCCAAGCTGGGCATAAAGCTGTAGAAGAGTTGATTAAGGTCGCTCAAGAACAGATTATCACTCATAGCGAAGATGATGTATCTGCAGATAGATTAAAGAATGCTGCGGCTACAAAAAAGCTAGCTATATTCGATGCTTTTGAAATACTTAATCGTATACAAGAAGAAGAAAACATATTAGAAGGTAAAGAGCCTGAAGAAAAAAAAGAAAGAGTGTTTAAAGGCTTTGCTGAAGGAAGATCTAAGTAATGTACGAGCAAACTTTATATAAAATAGTTGAACCAATCAAGAAGACTACAATAAGTCGTCTTAACAAAAAACGCAAGTGGGAATATGGACATAATAAAGAAAACGATATTGTCGTTATTAGCAAAACTGGAAAAATTGGACAAGTGGTGGAGATTCAAGGTTTGCGAATTGGGCTGCCGGCTAAACCGCAAAACGTGCACGTGTTCGAAAAAAACAAGTGGCAAAAATTAGAATATCCTAAAGAACTAGGTAAGTTAAAAAATATATTTGATTGGAGGGCATATCCAGAAGAAGCTAAAGAGCAGTGGTATGATTATATAGACGAAGAGTTTAAACGCCGAGACGAAGGCTTTTGGTTTATGAACAATGGTGAGCCTACTTACATAACAGGTAGCCACTATATGTATCTTCAGTGGAGTAAAATAGATGTTGGCGCGCCTGATTTTAGAGAAGCTAATAGACTGTTCTTTATATTTTGGGAAGCTTGTAAAGCTGACAAGCGCTGCTATGGTATGTGTTATTTAAAAAACAGACGTAGCGGCTTTTCTTTTATGAGCTCAGCTGAAACTGTTAACTTGGCTACTATATCAAGTGACTCTAGGTATGGAATACTATCTAAAAGTGGTGCTGATGCTAAAAAGATGTTTACCGATAAAGTTGTACCAATATCTGTCAACTATCCGTTTTTCTTTAAACCGATACAAGACGGTATGGACAGACCTAAAAGTGAACTTGCTTATAGGGTTCCTGCAAGTAAGTTTACACGTAGAAAAATTACGGCAAACGAAAAAGAGGAAGAGCTGGTTGGACTTGACACTACTATTGATTGGAAAAACACAGGCGATAACAGTTATGACGGTGAAAAGCTTAATCTGTTAGTACACGATGAAAGCGGTAAGTGGGAAAGACCTGATAATATTCTAAACAACTGGCGAGTAACTAAAACTTGTTTAAGGCTAGGTGCTCGCATAGTTGGTAAATGCATGATGGGTTCGACTAGTAACGCGTTAGAAAAAGGTGGAGATAACTTTAAAAAACTGTACAATGATTCAGACGTTACAAGCAGAAACCGCAATGGACAAACAAAGTCTGGTTTATATTCTTTGTTTATGCCAATGGAATGGAACTATGAAGGATTTATTGACGAATACGGACAGCCTGTATTTAATAGTCCAGATAATGATGTATACGGACCGGACGGTGAATTAATAGATATAGGCGTAATTGATCATTGGAATAACGAAGCAGAAGGATTAAAGCAAGATCAAGACGCGTTAAACGAGTTTTATCGACAGTTTCCAAGAACTGAAGAGCACGCGTTTAGAGATGAAACGAAAAACAGTATATTTAATTTAATTAAAATATACGAACAAATAGATTATAACGAAGAGTTAAATCGATCGTTAGGTATAACAACTGGAAGTTTTCAGTGGGTTAATGGTGTTAAAGATACAAATGTTATTTTTTATCCAGATCCACAAGGAAGATTTAAAATAAGCTGGATGCCTGACGCTCATTTACAAAACAAAGTAATAACTAAAAATGGAGTTAAATATCCTGGGAACGAGCACATGGGCGCTTTTGGCTGCGATAGCTATGATATTAGCGGTACTGTTGATGGTCGAGGATCTAACGGATCTCTTCATGGATTAACTAAGTTTAGTATGGAGTCTGCTCCTGCTAATCAATTTTTTTTAGAATATATAGCTAGACCACAAACCGCAGAGATGTTTTTTGAAGATGTTTTAATGGCACTGGTTTTTTATGGCATGCCATTATTAGCTGAGAACAATAAGCCAAGATTATTATACCATCTTAGAAGAAGAGGATATAGAGGGTTTAGCATGAACAGACCGGATAAAATCTGGAACAAGCTTTCTGTTACAGAAAAAGAAATAGGTGGTATGCCTAACTCTAGTGAAGATATAAAGCAAGCCCATGCTGCTGCTATAGAAATGTATATTCAAAACCACGTTGGCATGAAACCAGACGGCACTTTTGGTAGCTGTTATTTTAACGAAACGCTAAATGATTGGAGCAAGTTTGATATAAACAAAAGAACTAAACACGATGCTTCTATAAGTAGCGGTTTAGCTATTATGGCTTGCAACAGGCATTTATATAGACCTAATCCAAACGTTGAAAAACCTAAATTAAATTTAAGTATATCTAAATATTCAAATAAAGGCTCTATGTCGAGAATAATAAAATAACATGGCTTATACAACAAATAAATACTTTCCAAGTCAAGCGGTTTCAGATGTTGAAAAAGCTTCTAATGAATATGGTTTAAAAGTTGCTCAAGCAATAGAGCATGAGTGGTTTAGTAATGATGCTAATAAAACTTATACTAAGTATAACAATATTCAAAACAACTTTCACAACTTAAGACTATATGCTAGAGGAGAGCAATCAGTTAAAAAATACAAAGATGAGCTTTCTATAAACGGTGACTTAAGCTACTTAAACTTAGATTGGACTCCAGTACCTATAGTTCCTAAGTTCGTAGATATAGTAGTTAATGGTATATCTGAAAGAACGTACGACATAAAAGCTTTTTCTCAAGATCCTTTTGGTGTAAAAGAAAGAACTGATTATATGGAAAATATTGTTTCTGATATGAGAAACGACGAATATAATCAAAGAGCTCAAACTGTATTAGGATTAAATTTGAGAAAATCAGAAGAGCCTGAGCTTCCAGCCACTAACGAAGAATTAAGACTGCACATGCAGTTGACATACAAGCAAGCTATAGAAATAGCAGAAGAACAAGCAATAAATCTAACGCTTGAAAATAATTATTACGAAAGAATAAGAAAAAGAGTTAATTATGATTTAACTGTACTAGGTATTGGTGCTGTAAAAACAGAGTTTACTAATTCAGAAGGTATTAAGATTAGCTATGTAGATCCAGCTGACTTAGTATATTCTTACACTGAATCACCATACTTTGAAGATATATACTACGTAGGTGAGGTTAAAACAATACCTATAAACGAGCTTGTTAAACAGTTTCCTGACTTACTAGAGTCTGAAATAGAAGAGTTATTAAAAACTAGAAACCTAGACAGACGAGGTGGATACGGTAGCTCATATTACAATAAAGAGTATGACAACAACCACGTTCAAGTTTTATACTTTAATTATAAAACATATATGAACGAAGTGTTTAAAATGAAAGACTTAGCTAGCGGTGCTATTAAAGCTATAATAAAAGATGACAGCTTTAATCCACCTGAAGAAATGCTACAAAACTTTAGTGTAGAGTCTAGGAAAATAGAGTGTTTATACGAAGGTGTTAAAATAATAGGATCTAATAAGTTGTTGAAGTGGAAACTTGCTTCTAATATGTTAAGGCCTAAAGCTGATCATAGTAAGGTTAAGATGAACTATTCTATTATCGCACCTAGAATGTATAAAGGTAAAATAGAAAGTTTAGTTAGCCGTATCACAGGTTTTGCAGATATGATACAGCTCACGCACTTAAAGTTACAGCAAGTATTGTCGCGTATGGTGCCAGATGGCGTTTATTTAGACGCTGATGGTTTAGCTGAAGTTGATTTAGGCAATG